CTTGAATATGAACGCAGCAGTGGGATCATTGTTTGTTGGCAAGAAACGAGCGTACTTCGAAACATGCACAGCGCAAGATAGAGAAGATCTAGTTCAAGCCAGCTGTAAGCGTCTATATTATGGTGAAAAAGGAGTCTGGAATGGATCCTTGAAAGCTGAATTGAGACCTATTGAGAAAGTTGAATTAAAGAAAACTCGTACTTTCACAGCGGCACCCATCGATACTTTACTTGGTGGAAAAGTGTGTGTTGATGATTTCAACCAGAAATTTTATAACCACCACATTAAAGGTCCGTGGACCGTCGGGATGACGAAGTTCTACAAAGGGTGGGACGAACTATTAAACTGTCTGCCGGACAACTGGATCTATTGCGATGCCGATGGGAGCCAATTCGACAGTTCGATCACACCATACATCATGAATGCAGTTTTGAAGGTACGTGAGCATTTTATGGAAGACTGGGACCTTGGGAAGGAGATGTTACGAAATCTTTACACTGAGATAGTGTATACGCCTATATCTACACCAGATGGCACGATAATCAAGAAACACAAAGGGAACAATAGTGGCCAACCATCTACAGTCGTAGATAATTCACTAATTGTGTGCATCGCTGTGAAATATGCGCTCTTAAAAGAAGGATTGAAACCAGAAGAGTTTGATAACGTGATCCGTTTCTTTGTTAATGGAGACGATCTTCTCATAGCCGTGAAACCATCCCATGAGCACATCTTGAACAACTTCTCAGAATACTTCGCTGAGCTTGGATTGAACTACGAATTCGACAACCGACACACTGACAAATCCAGACTTTGGTTTATGTCCCACTGTGGCATTCGTGATGAAGATATCTGGATCCCGAAACTTGAACCCGAACGCATAGTGTCTATCCTTGAATGGGATAGAAGTAAATTGCCTGAGAATCGTCTGGAAGCAGTGTGTGCCGCCATGGTTGAGGCGTGGGGCTATAATGATTTACTTCACCAAATACGGTTGTTTTACCAATGGCTCCTCGAACAAGAGCCATTCAACGATCTGGCCGCAAATGGGTATGCACCGTACATTAGTGAAGTAGCATTGCGCGCGCTGTATACAGGAAGCCAACCAACCAATACATCAATGCTACCATATTTACATCAACTTGTCGATGATTTTGAACATGATGCAGACGAAGATTATGAAGTTCATTTCCAGAGTGGTGAAAAAGAAAAGGAGAAAATTGATACGGAGGAGGCTAAGCGTACAATAAAGAAATTGAAAGAGGTTGTCGATGCAGGCAATGAGCAATCTATTACTACATCCTCGAAAGTTAAGCAGGACCAAATAAGTACCGAAAAGGACAAAGATGTTTCAACCTCGACGCGTGGCACATTTGCAATTCCAAAACTGAGATTGATGAATCAAGTCATGAAACTACCAAAGATTGGAAATAGAAATTTATTAAATCTCGAACACTTACTCACGTATAAGCCTGAACAAGTTGACATATCCAATACGCGCGCAACAAAGCAACAGTTTGAAACTTGGTGTGAACGTGTTCGTGATGCGTATGGATTGAAAGATGATGAAATGAGTATAGTGATGAATGGATTTATGGTCTGGTGCATTGAAAATGGCACATCACCCAATGTCAATGGGGTCTGGACTATGATGGATGGCACAGAACAAAACGAATATCCTTTGAAACCCATGGTTGAAAATGCGAAACCTACCCTCCGCCAAATCATGGCGCATTTCTCTGACGCTGCGGAAGCTTACATTGAAATGCGGAACACAAAGGAACCATATATGCCAAGATATGGACAGCAGCGTAACCTAACCGACATGAGCCTTGCACGATGCGCTTTCGATTTTTATGAAATGACATCTCGAACACCAGCACGTGTCCGAGAAGCTCATATTCAAATGAAAGCAGCTGCTCTGCGTAATACAAGAACTAGAATGTTTGGACTTGATGGCAATGTTGGCACTCAAGAGGAGGATACTGAGAGACACACCACTGAGGACGTTAATAGGAACATGCATAATCTTCTTGGTCTCAAAATGTAATACTATATAATGCATGTGTGGTGAACTATCCTATATATAGCAGTATCTGTATGTTTATTCATCTCCTCTCCCTTGCAGACCCTGATATCCTGTAGTGTGGGTGGCCCACCAGCGCTTAGGCAGCCAGGACAGGTTCTATTCTGTAAGTGCTCTTCTGCTATGTTGCCTAGGTTAGGAGTAAAAGTCTATCGCATGCGTGTGGTAGGCTTCCCGCGATCCTATGTTTCATAGTAGCTTTGAGTGAAAAAAAAAAAAAAAAAAAAAAA